AGGAATGTGATGATTCCTGTACGCATAAAACAGAATTAGAGGCGTTCTTAGCAGAGTTTGGAGAAGAAATGGATGATGAGTGGGAAATAATAAATGAAGAGGATACAGGCGACGAAATGGAAGATTTCAATTTTGAGAACGAACTTAACGCAAACCATATCCAATTAGCAAGTACAGGTAGCGCATATCCAAATAGAAAAAGTGGACAAGACCAAACTACAAACCAAGAGAAATATAAAGACCACATTTATAGAGTAAGATATAGATATGCAGGTAAAAAGTCTGGTGAAAGAGAATTTTGCAGAAAAATGTTAGCAGCTAATAAAATATATAGAAAAGAAGATATCCTAGAGATGGGAAAAAGAGCAGTTAATCCAGGATGGGGGAGAGGTGGCTCTGATAAATACTCAATCTGGAAATACAAAGGAGGCGCCAATTGCTACCATAAATGGTTTAGAATTATACTTGTACAAAAAGGAAATAGACCAAAAAATAGTGATGAGGTTATAACATCAACACAAGCAAAAAGTAGAGGAGTTAAATTACCAAGAAATGCACAAGAAGTATCTGTTGCGCCAATAGATATGCCAAACCAAGGATTTGTAAATAAAAGATAAGCAAGATGAGTTACGTTTTATTCATATCAGAAAATAAGTTAAAAGATTCTACTGCAATCACAGGAAACGTGGATGTAGAGTTTTTATTACCATATCTTAAAGTAGCACAGAAAAAACATATTGAACGTGTTTTAGGAACTGACCTATTTGAGAAATTACAAAGCGACATATCTGGCTCATCATTAACAGGTAATTACCAAACACTTGTAGAGGATTATATACAAGACACATTGGTGCATTGGAGTTTCTTTGAGTGTATTCCTTTTCTCAGATATAAGATTATGAACAATAACATAGTCCAAAAGAACGCAGAGAATAGTACACCATTATCTAGGGATGAGGCACTTGACTTAAGAGAAGAAGTAAGAAATACAGCAGAGTTCTATACAGAAAGACTAATTGATTATCTAAGGCATAACAATAGCCTTTTTCCTGAATATTCTACCTCTAGTGGCGCAGATGTACAACCTGATAAAACTGCATTCTATAGTGGAATAAACTTAGAAAAAATGGATGAAAGACCAGGTAAAATTACATTAGATGATTTCCTAACTGCAGACATAAGTAGATGAGGAAAGTAGGATATAAACCAAAACCAAAAAATGAAAAGGCACTAAAATGCTATTTAAGAAATGAACGAGATAAAAGACACAGCACAAGTAGGACTAGCAAACGTTAGTGCCATAGGAGTTAGCGTAGCGCAGGTAAACGAGGTACTTACATTCGTATCTCTTGTCTTAGCTATAACATATACAATATATAAATTCACAAAATTTAATTAATGTATCTAAAATATTTTAAGTTTTCTGAGTTTGATAGTCCAGATAAACCAGAGAGTGGAAAGGATATGGATGGAACTTTTATACAGTTGTTAGATAAAGCAAGAGGCATAGCAAATATACCATTTCGTATAACAAGTGGATATAGAACAGAAGAATGGAATAAAAAAGTTGGTGGCAGAGTAGGTAGTTCTCATCTAAAAGGATTAGCAGCAGATATACATTATACAAATAACAGACAAAGATTTCTTATACTTAGCGCTTTGTTAGAAGTCGGATTTACTAGGATAGGATTAGGAAGAAATTTTATTCATTGTGATTTAGATTTTAACAAAGATTTAGGAGTGATATGGACATATGATTATTAACTAAAATAAATAAAAATGAAAGAATATTTAATTTTAACAATACTTAAATCTAAAAAAGTCTGGTTTACCATTGCAGCAATAGTAATTCCTGCAGTTGCAAGAGCATTAGGCGTTTCTGAAGATGCAGTAAGCGAGATATTTTGGGCATTGGTTACTTTAACAGGCGCACAAGGTGTAGCAGATTTAGGCAAAGGTGCTATCCAATAGATATCGTTTAAAAAAACAGGAAATTAAAGCTTTAAAATATGTACGTTCCAATAGTAGAAATGTTCTATGTATTGGTGATTTGCATGAGCCATTCTGTTTAGATAAATACTTAGATTTTTGTATTGAACAAAAAGAAAGGTTTTTTATCACAGATATTATTTTTATAGGAGATATTATAGACAACCACTATAGTAGTTATCATGAAACAGATGCAGATGGTTTAGGTGGTGCAGATGAGTTAGAGTTAGCAATATCTCGGATTAGTCGTTGGTACAAAGCGTTTCCAAATGCAACAGTTATACTCGGCAACCATGATAGAATGTGTATGCGTAAGGCACAAACGAGTTCTATACCTAGCAAATGGATAAGAACATATAAAGAGGTTCTCGAGGTGCCTAATTGGAACTTCGTGGAACGCTTAGAATTAGATGGTGTACAGTATATACATGGCGAAGGTGGTACTGCTCGTACTAAATGTCGTGCTGATATGATGAATACAGTACAAGGCCATCTACATACACAAGCATATTGTGAACACTATGTAGGCAAAAGATTTAGAGTTTTTGGTATGCAAGTAGGATGTGGTATAGACCACGATAGTTATGCAATGGCTTATGCTAAGTATGGTAAAAAACCTGCTATAGGTGTAGGCGTTATACTTAACAATGGTCAAATACCAATTAATTTACTAATGCCTCTGTAATAATTTTTTCGTTCTTGTTAGCAATATGCTGTTTGGCACCAATATAATAGTTCCAATAAGCATCTAAACTACAATCTGTTTTGAACTCATCTGGCATACATTGTGGTGGTTGTATAAATTTTCCACTAGGAATACCAACAGGAATATCTGCAAGTGCTTTTCTGCATTTGACATAAGTTGTATGGATTTTGCCATATCTAACGTAATACTCTATATTGATAGATACGAAATAATCATATAACCACTTGTAAGTTTTTGCATTATGCCTAGCCCATTTTGTACTAGGATGATTGACATAAGCAGGTTTGTAAGGTATATATGATTTGTCATAATTGTGTTTATCTGCGTAATGATGATGTGCAGTACAAAGCATCTGTGCAGTTTCTAATATCATTTTGACCACGTGCTTGTTGTATAAGAATGATGGTGCAATGATAGGATTTTTGTGTAAATAAAATATATTCATAATGTAATGTTTTGTTATTATTGGACAAATATATAAGTAGTTTTGCAAAGAAAAAAATGTACTTTGTATTTACTTGCTAACAAGATATCTGTTAATAAATACTAAACAGAAAGTTGTTTATAGTTGCAGGATATATGGAATATGTTTATATTTGTACAATAATTAACAAACAAAAACAAAAAAATGGAAACAAAAAAATTAAATAGACAACAACTTGACAATATTTGGAATAATCTTAACGAAGACAACAAATTTAGAGTAGATTATTATATAGCTGACAATTGTAAAGAAACATTGATTGAGAGATTAGAAATGGCACTTAGTATTGTATTGGATTGGAAAACAATAGTCAAATTAAGACAATTTACAAAATACCAATTAGCAATTATGATTGTACAAGCAAGAACAAAAAACAACAACGAAGAAAAAGTGTGGAGAAGCATAAAAAAAGATTGGGGATATATTAGTTACGAAGAAATATAAAAACGTAGTGGTAAGCAAGTTGTATTTCTAGAGTATAACTTGGGGATTGAGACCCTTAAAATGTCGCATCGGTGGTGAGGATTTGCAAGTCCAATATAAAGTAGAGAAAAACTACTTCCACCGGCGACCCCTACCACAATAAAATTGTTAGTAAGTACTTGACAGATAGTTGTAAATAGTTGTCCTCGTTAATGATTTTTTGTATATTTATACCATAATTAACAAACAAAAACAAAAAAAATGAAAAAAGAAATTTTAAAATCTTGTAAACAACACTTAAAAACACTTAAATATTTAAAAGAATTAACATTTAAGTATGATGAAACAAATGAGGAATTAACTGCAAAAGAATGGGAAGATATTAAAACATATAGAATTGACAAAAGAAGATGGACATGGGGATATTGTGAATTTACTTTCCAACCAAAACCTAAAATGACTGCAAATGAATATTGGAACAATCAAATACAATACACAAAAAATTTAATAAATAAACTTAAATAAATAACATGGGGGTGTAAAAACCCCCTTTACAAACAAAAACAATGAAAACACAACATATTATATGTACATGCTGTACAAATCCAAAGCCTGTACAATTAAAAAATCCTACTAAATTATTAGATGAACATACAGAATATTGTCCTAATTGTCTTACAGAATTAGCTTATGTAGATGGAGATAATTTATATCCTAAGTATAATCAATGGACAATAAGAACAAATACATCAAAATTGTTAGTAACTACTTAACAGATAATTGTAAATAGTTGCCTTCATTAATCATTTTTTGTATATTTATACTATAATTAACAAACAAAAAACAATGAACAATTTAAAACTTAACATCGGAGATACAGTAAAATACACAAAAACATACATGTTTGGCAAACAGGATATCGTTACATCAAAAGTTGTAATGATAAAAGGTAATAAAGTTTTACTTGCTAATGGTGATGAGTTTTATAATATTAACAAATAAAAACAATAAATATGGAAACAAAACAATTAAAATTCACAAATAGAGAAATCGCAGAACTACGCGCATATATTGGAAAATTATCTGACGATGAAATTTCACAGACACTAGCGACTGTAGAAAATAAATTATATATGGCACATAATGGATGGGATTATGAGTATTATCAAAAACATGGCAAACATAAAAACGTAAATGATGAAAACTAACGTAAACTACTACCAATTTAGAGATTGGTTCTATAAAAACAGACCTAATAATTTCTCGGAGCAAGGAATACAGACACTTTGGGAAATTTGTGAAGAATATGAGGAAGCAACAGGACAGGAAATGGAGTTTGACCCTATTGCATTGTGTTGTGAATATGCAGAATATGATAATATAGCAGAGTTTTGGCTAGACTACGACCAAGAGGAATATCCAGATGAGGAAGCTATTATGAATGCAACTTTTTATTGTCCTATTGATGATGTATCATTTATTATACAACAATTCTAACTTTATATTGTTAGCAACTACTATACAGATACTTGTAAATAAGTTGCAGGAACAATACTATCTTTTTATATTTACACATATAAACAAACAAAAATAATAATTATGAAAACTAAACAATTACAATTTACAGATAGAGAAATCAAAGCGTTACGTACACTTATTTCACGATTACCAGACAATCAAATTACCATAACACTAGAGCAATTAGATACTAAATTATATTTTGCACTTGTAAACGCTATTGGTAAAATTAATCATAAAAACAATTAAAATAAT